GGTTCCGGCGTCTCATGTCTCGTCGCGCGGGGTTGTGTCGCCTGGCCACTCTTCGCCAGTCTCCTAGTCTCTTCGTCTCCTATCCCTACTCCTGCCTACGGTGCTTGGGGTTCTCACTCCTCCCCCCAAGGGGGGGGTGCCAGTTGCCTACTGGCGTATCAGATGCCACCACCCACCCCATGCCATCTACCAGCCCATGCCGTCTGCGCCTGCGCCTGCGTCGCCTGCGCCTGCGTCGTGCCGCGCTTTGCCACGCTTTGGATCGGGTTCCGGGTTTGGCGTAACTCGTGGCGGCGGGCGGGGATATATACCAGCCCCCTCCCTTTTTTTAGGCGATAGATACCAAGCCCCCCTCTTTTTTTCAGCCCCCCCCCACCAACAGTTTTTTAGGAGTACCCCCCACTGTGGCGTGGTAGGATTACGACATGGAAGCGCCAATGTGTCGGTACTGCAAGAGTAGGCACTGGGGGAGTACGCACAAGTTCCAGGAGGTACCGAAGCCTGTAGCGCTACGGACGGTACCGTTACAGGGCAAAAAGGTACCGTTACAGGGCAAAAAGGTACCGTTACAGGAGGTACCGTTACACGGCAAGCCTGGCTTCGCCAGTCAACACCAGACGAAACAGCGAACCTGGGAGGGATTGAACTCCGAGGCATACCGAACATGGCGACGCGAGTACATGAGGCGTTACAGGGCGAGGGTGAGAGTAGTAGCAACCCCTTCTCCAACTATGGCAATACTGGGAGATTGTCCTAAAGTATTCCGAGGAGTAGATGTTATAGCAAAATGGGGAGTACCGTGAGGAGTGGCGGTGGAATCTAGCGAGGCGGACACACCGGTTGTAGACGGCGGAGGCGTATCCGCCGACGGCGACACTGGCACACCCGGCACCCACGGCGACACCGGCACAACCGTCGCAACCGACGCCAAAGGCCATAACGTCCTAACGCGGGAGGGGGCAATAGCGCGGCGGGAGGAGGCGTTCGAGTATTGGGCGGGGTTGCCGGAGGGGAAGCGGACGTTGAAGGAGGTAGTGGAGAGGTTTGAGGTGTCGATCAAGACGGTAAGGACGTGGGTACAGAATTGCCGGTGGAAGGCGAGGCTGAAGAAGCGGAAGGACTACGTTTCCAGGGTAATGGAGGCGCAGATTGTAGAGGAGGGGGACAGGGAGGCGCGGGCGCGGCATTTGAGTGCGTACCGGGCGTTGCAGGAGAAGGCGACGGAGGCGATTGGGAGGCAGAAGGTAAAGACGTTCAGCGAGGCGGCGAGGGCGCTGGACATGGCGATTCGCGGGGAGTTGGCGGTACGGGAGGAGGTACGGAGGATTGGGACGTTCAACCAGCAGAACAACCTGTTTGTGGTTGGTGGGAGTGGTGCGGATTTGCTTGCGGAAGCGGAGAGGTTGATACAGAATGCGCTTGGTGGGGCGAGTGGAGGCGACACGAGTGGAGGCGACAACGGACACCTTCTCACCTTCGCCCCCCCAGGCGACACCACCTCCGGCGACACTGATACGGGAGACGATACCTACGACGGCAGTACCAGCGATACCGATTCCGGCGCTGGTTCAGCAGTTGGAGAGGGTGAAGCAACTGCGTCGGGCGATTCACCTGCTGCCGCAGAAGGAGAGGGAGAGTCTGGACGCGGTATTGACGGAGGCGCAGTACAAGATTCAGAGGGAGGAGATTTGGAGGACTCCGGAGAACTTCATCTTCAGCGGCCACTGCTACACGAGGGATCCCCACCACACCCCGCACAAGCGGCCATTTCCGCCGCTTCCGTACCTCCTGGAACTGGTTTGGAGGATGCACACGATACCGATGCTGGCGATAGAGAAAAGCAGGCAGATGATGGCGACAAACACGGCGATGGCGTACGCCTACTGGTTCGCGGCCTCGACTCCTGGGAGGCACGTATTCGTGCGAAGCGAAAGAAAGGATCAGGCGGTGGACATTCTCTCCCGTTGCCGGTACATCCACGAGAATCTACCCAAGTGGCTGCAACCAAGACTATTGCGCCCCTTGGATCAGCAGAACCGGGCGAAACTGGAGTTTGCGGAGGACTCCTTCATCCACGCGATGGCGGAGGGGGCGAAGAAGATCAGGAGTACGACTCCTAGTCTGGTGATCGACGACGAGGCCGCGCTGTGGGAGGAGGGGTACGCCGAGTCCTACGCGGCGGTGCTGCCCGCGCTTGAGGGTGGGGGGCGGCTAATCGCAATGTCGAGTGCCATGCCGGGCGACTTCTCCTCCCTGGTAAACGATTTGGGCTGACATGGCGTACGTCAAGCCGGAACGTTTGCCAGTTCACCGTTATTCCACTTCCCATGTCCTTCCGATTCGGAGGAACAAGCGGAACGGCCTCACTATTTTGCGACTTCACTACTCCAGCGATCCATCGAAGACTACGGAGTGGGCGGCAGTCGAACGGGCGAAGATGGGGTCCGAGGAACGCTGGCAACGCGAAATGGAAATCGACTGGAACGCCGCCGGGGGGACTTTGGTTTACCCCTACTTCCAAACCTACCGGGACAAGATCGTAGTCCCCCCATTCGAGGTAACGGACAGCATGGGTGGCTGGTTCACGGCAGGCTTCGATCACGGCAAGGTGAATCCAACCGCAGTCGGAATCCTCTGGGTTGCGCCGGACGGCACGGCGTACCTCGTGGAGGAGTATTACAGCCCCGGCCACTACCTGGAACACTCCGGGGCGATCAAACGGATGCAATACTTCGAGAAGGTCAACGGGGAAATCTGGTGTGACCCAAGCATGTACCACGCCACCCAGCAGACTGCCGGAGGCGCTTTTCGCAGCATGGTGGAACTCTACCGTGAGGACGGGATCTACATGCTTTGCCCACCCCGCGTGGATCGGATCGTCCGCGCAGAAAGGCTGGGCGCGCTTTGGCACGGCGGGGCACTTGACAAAGCCGAACCAAAGTTCAAGATATTCTCAACGTGCGTGAACGCGATCCGCGAATTCAGGGGCCTGCGGCATGAAGCATGGTCCGGGGCAACTGGGGCAAGGCACTCGCTTCACGAGGGGATTATGAAGAAGGACGATCACTGTATCGCCGCTGGAACCTTGGTTGAAACGGATCGCGGCGGGGTTCCGATTGAGGAGATCAAGGCAGGGGATCGCGTACTCACCAGGGCCGGGTACAGGGCGGTAACCAAGGCGTGGTGCAGCGGGAGAAACGTCCCGGTGCTGGCGCTGTATACTCGGGATACCCCCGCTGCTGGTGAGATCCGTAAAGCGCTTCGTGCAACACCCAATCACGAGATTTTCACCGGAACCGAATGGGTGGCGCTTGAACGGCTCTGGAAAGACCAGAGTACGAGTGTCTATACCCTGAAGTTCTTCTTTATAAAGTTCTCAAGCCGGGAAGGTGCCTCCGCGAAGGATGCGTTGGATACGAAAGGTACCATCGTCTTCGCGTTTTCCGTGGTTCCAGACGGGCAAAGCGACGTGTACGATCTGTCGGTAGAGGGGGAACATGAGTTTTTCGCCAACCGTATCCTGGTCCATAATTGCTGGGACGCCCTCTGCTACACAATGGCCGCAAACGACTTCTTTGACACCAGCACAAGCGAGGAAGATCCGCGTTCCTTCTCGGCTTTCAAGCGCAGGATGGCACAGCAGGAATCGTTGAAGGGGGACGCGGGCTTCTTCGCGTGATCCGGTGTCCGAACCGCTAACGCTTTATCAGCAGGTTGAAGCCTGGGTACGCATCGGCGAGGCGTTCCAGCGGGCAATATTTCTGCCGGACTTTGAGGAGAACATGAAACTCTATCGCGGGCCGGAGACCAGCATAGCGTTCAACTCGGACAACTACACCGTCAACACCGTAGGCCCCACCGTAGAGTCCATCGTCTCCTCCTACTTCGCCCGCAATCCCCGGCCTGTTGTTCACCCAACCCGCCCATCCTTCACGGTAGGCAAGGGCGAGAACGCGACGCAACTGGACTCCCCTCGCGCGGCAAGGCTGATCGAGGACCTTGTATGGCACTCGTTCAAGGAGGCCTCGATCCGCAAGCAACTGCGCAGCGTCGCCGTGGACGCTGAACTCGGCGGCTTCGGCGGTGTGGAACTCGGCTGGGATTCGCAACTGGAACGTTTGCAACTACCGAAAGACTTGACGGACGAGAAGGCGGAGAACGTCACTACCGAGTGGTTGGAGATGGTGAAGAAGGAACAGCCGTTCATCCGGCACCGCCGTCCCCTACAGTGGCTATTCCACCCCTCCGCAGCGGATCTTCACTCCCTCCCGCACTACATCCTCTGGGAGGACGTCCCTGCGGACATCGTTCTCTCCGAGAAGAACTTCGATCCGAAAGCACTCAAGGTTCTAAAGGAGAAACTGCGTCGCGGCGGCCGTTTCGTCTCCGGCCCCTCCCCAGACTCCGGCAAGGAGTCCTACTTCTGGGGCGCGGGCGTGGACGTCAAGACGCTAAAGGACGAACCCGGATTTGGCACGATCCGCCTCTATCACTTCTGGAGTCTCAAAACGCGCCGGTATGCGGTATACGCCAAGGACGTGAAGGACGTTCTTCTGCGGGACGAGGAGTGGCCGTTTAGCAGGCTGGAAGGCTACCCCGCCGTGTTCCTGGATTACATCCCGTCCTACGAAACCTGCTACCCGATTGCCCCGGTATCGTGGTACCGCAACTCCGCGAGGCAGAAGAACACCTTGCGGAGGAGGATGGTTCACGCGGTAGCCAAAACCGTCACTAAAATCCTCACGCGGTCCAAAAAGATCGAGGAACGGGATCGCGTAGCACAGGCCGGACACGGGGAAATGGTTTACGTATCAGATCCTTCTGCCTACTTGCCCCTTCAACTCCTGGACATCCCCCCCCAGTGGCTACAACTGGAGAACATGGTGGACGCCGACTTCATCCGCGAAAGCGGGGTGACGGAACAGCGTTCCGGGGGGCAGGCAACGTCCGATCTTGCGACGGACTTGGTGCAGCGCGAACGTGCGTTCCAGACGAGGATCGGCGCGAGGCAGGACGCCTTGAAACTGTTCCTTGAGGATCTCGCCCGGAAGGTTTGGCACCTGTGGGCGGAGAACACCACCAAGGAACAGACTATCCGAATCAGCGCCGAGGACGGGGGGCTGGACTTCCGCAGTTTCACCAAGGACGACATCCAGGGAGACTACGACTTCGAGGTAACGGTGGAGGAGGCGTCCCTGGACAACCCGGCGAAGGAAGTCGCCAGGGTGTCCCAACTCCTTGCCGTCGCCCAGAACTTCCAGGACGTCGTGGGGGCCGAGGGTAGACGCGAACTGTTCCACCGGCTGATGCAGGCTCTCAAGGTGGAGGGGCCGGACACGATTGCGGACCCTCCGGTGGACACGGAAGCGGCGAAACTGGCGAACCTGGAAAACAACCTCATGCTCCAGGGCCAAGCAATCGAACCGGAACCCGGCGAGAACCACATGGAACATGGCCGGGTACACGCCTTCGCGCTACAGACTCTCCAATCCAAGCAGGAACTTCGAGGCCAAGTAACGGACGAGGAAGTGAAGGCGGCGGGGCTGCTGATGGATCATCTTGCCAAGACGCAGCAGTTGCTTCAGCCCCAGGGGGCGGTACAGTCCCCGCGTCTGCGGCTGCCTAGACAGGCGTTGGCGAGTGGTGTACAGTCTCCGGGGGGGGCAACGACACAGGCACGGTCGGCAGGGCAGGCGGAGGTTGGGGCACAGTTGCAGGGGAGGCTTGGAGGCTAAGGCATGGCGCTGACGACACGGTATCGGCTTTCGCTTTTGACCGCGCGGTCCAATACCCTTGCGGAAAAGGTTCAGGACGAGCCTTTTGCCTATACCGATTCGACCACGGGAACGAAATGGCTCTCCAGCGAATTAAAGATGACCGGAGGCGCGTCGTCTTCAACGGAGATCAGTCTTGGAGGTGTGACGGTTGCCAGGACTCTCCTCGTTCGTTCGCCAGTCAATCTGCGGTTAAAGTTCAACGGAGGCGCTAATCAGATCCCGCTTCGTACGTTGTCGGATTCCCAGGCAATTTTGTACATGACCTGTTCGGCGACGTCGCTTACAGTCGTGAAGACTCCAGCCGCCTCGGCACAGATTTCAATTCGCATCCTGGGGACATAATGGATACCCTCCCGATCCGGACTAGCGAAGATCTGAAACGGGAACGCAAACGCGCGAAAAATAGGCAATGGTATGCCACCAATCGAGATCGCGTGCTAAATAATGTCAAGCAATGGTATGCCGCCAATCGAGATCGCGCTAGAGAGAATAACAGGAAATGGATTACCGCTAACCGGGAACGTAAACGAGAAATCGGAAGGAAATGGGCAGCAGCCCATCCGGAAGTTCATCGAGTGTCGTCTAGAAGGTGGAGGGCTGCCAACCCCAAAAAGATGCGCGAGAAGGGACTGAAGCGTCTCTATGGGATCAATATGGAAATGTTCGAGGAAATGCTGCGTACGCAAAACAACAAATGCCCAATCTGTGAGGGTGCGATAAGCCATAGCAGTCCTGTTGATCACGATCACGAGTCTGGACGCGTACGCATGATTCTGTGTGCCAGATGCAATCTGGGTATCGGCCTTCTTCGTGACGATCCGGCAATCACGGAACGGGCTTCTGGATACTTGCGGTCATTCAACGGTACCTGAATATGATGTACACAAGCGATTCACAGACGAAACTCCAGGCCAACGAATACGCCCGCTGGTTCTCCGCCCGATTCGTCGAGGTAGCCTTGCGCGGCTTGCCTACCTTCAAGTGGGCCGTGCGGTTCCACCTTGATCCGCGCGTTCCGGTGAGAATCGAGATCCCGGAAGGCGCTACGCTGGAGACGGAATCGAGGAAGTTTGAAGCGGCAAAACTAATGATCAGCATGACGCAGGATCAGGCGAAGGTGCTTTACAAACTCCTGGCACAGGTTCCGGGGGTAGGGCCTGGGGAGAGGCCGAAACGGAACAAACTGGTTCTGCCGTCCGGGGGGTGGCGGTGATCGGTTATCTTAGAGACGATGCGGTACTTGCTGAACGGGCTGCTGGATACTTGAGGTCGTTCGATGAATAGCAGGGGTTTAGTGGTTTATGATTTTCAATGTCCCTGCGGGGTGGAGGAACGGGTGGTCTACAGGGAGAAGGCGGATTCGCAGACTTGCAAACACAACCACCCCATGACGCGGTTGTTCCCCAGCCCCAAACAGTGGGGTACGGGGTATCCTAAGGAGATCCATTCTTTACCTGGAACCGGTAAGGATATTATTGCTACTTCTCCATTGCATTACGAACGGCTTTTGAAGGCGAACGGAAGCATGAACTCGCACAAGCAGAACGGGTGGATTTGAGGCGTGGCTAGTGGAACACGGAAAACACGGAATCACCCAGGAGAAGGCGCGAAAGATCCTAAAGCACGGGAAGGTAGGCGGCAAGGCGCTCACCCGAAAGCAGCGCGGGTTTCTTGGCTTGATCGCTGGCGGGGGTACGGCCTCGCGCATGAAGGGGCACAAGTCCTCGCATCTTCGAGAGATTCTAGGTTGACACGGTGAACGGGCTAGGGTAGAAAGGGGACGAAATGCCTGAAACGACTACGGTTACGGAACCCGTGGAGGATCTGGGGCTGACGGCGGAGGATCTTGCGGTGCTGGAAGCGGCGGATAATCCCAAGTCTGCCGCATCGCCCGCTGTCCCCGCCGCGCCTGTGGTGTTGCCAGAGTCCGAGAAGTTTTCCGGAGTCGATCCGGACAAACTGCCGGAGGAGTTGAAGCCGGTCTACAAATCTTTCCAAGGCGACTACACGAGAAAAATGCAGGAACTAGCCGCACAGCGCAAGGAGGTAGAGGCGAAACTCGCCGCTTCCGTGTCGGATCGCAAGACGGACAGACTGGAAGCGGAGTTGGCCGCGCTACGCGATCAGATCGCCACGCGGCAGGAAGCGCCCAGGGCGAAGCCTCCGTTGCCGGAGGATGCGGAGCCTTGGGAACGTACTTTGAGGCATCAAGAAGAGGTGTTGGAACAGGAACGCACGGCACGCCAGTCGCTTGACCGGCGCGTCGCGGTTCGCGAGGCGGAGACTGTCTTCGAGAGGATGCTGGAGAACAAGTATCTGGCACCCTATCAGAAGGAAGTTGAAGACGCTCTCAAGGTGAATTCGCAGTTGAGGGAATCCGTAGTCCAGGATCCGAAGGGTGCGTTTGATCGGATCTTTGGGCATTTCCTTCAACGGGATTTGCCGAACCTCATCAAGGCGGAACGCGAGGCGGAACGGAAGCAACTGTTGGAGACCGCGCGGTCCAACGCGCAAAAGGCAACCAAGTCCAGGACCTCCCTGGACGGGGCGGCGGCAAAGACCAGGGAAACCGGGCCGATGTCGCTGGAGGACTCACTCGCGGCGGCGGTCGCGTTGGACAGCGAACGCCCCCAGGGGTGGTAGTCCTTCCCCGTTCATAGGTAACCCCGGCTTCGGACCTCTCTGGCGCGTCGGTGTGAAGTCTCACGGCACTGTGCCGTGGGAGGTCATGGCGACGAGAGGGGAGGGATACGATGCCTACTGTTGCTGAAATCATCACCACAACCCTTCGTAACCGATCCACGGCGATTGCCGATGCGGTTCGCACCGGATCGCCGTTCTATGCGTTTCTTTCCAAGAACGATCGGGTGGAGTACGAAGGTGGAGGTTCGGAGATCATCCGCGCGGTGGAGTACGCGAACAACGCGACTGTCGCGGCGTACAGCGGGACGGACATTATCGACACCACGATCCAGACGGTGTTGGATTCGTCCAGGTGGGACTGGTCGTTCGTGGCCGGGACGCACGCGATCACGGACACGGACCTGCTGCAAAACAGCGGGCCGGAACAGAAGATCAACCTGATGAAGGCGAGGGAGAAGTCCCTCATCAAGTCCTTCATCCAACAGTTGGAGACGTTCCTGTTTGCGGCGCAGCGGGCGGCGGGCAGCAAGGCACCGAATCCGCTGTCGGAACTGATTGACGTGGACCCCACCGGGAACCCGGCATTCGGGAACGTGGGGAAGATTTCCACGGCTTCAAGCGCCAACACCTGGTGGAGGAACCGGACGGTTCCTTTGCATGTGGACACCGCCAGGGCGGTAGGGGACGGGTACGGCTTCACGGATTACGGCGTTCTCTACATGCGGACGATGTTCGAGAAGTGCAGCCAGGCGTCGGGGGTGGACGCCCCGAAGATCATCGTCTGCACCCAGGAACTTTACAGCGCGTACGAGTCGAAGTTCCCGGCGCATCTTCAGATCAAGAACGTCAGCGGCGGGGATCTCGGTGGGGACGGATTCTCCTTCAAGGGTGCCCCGATCATGTACTCCAACTCGCTTACGGGCGGGACTGGGACGACACTCAACGCGATGTATTTCATCAACACGGACTACCTGACCCTGATCCTGCACCGGGACGAGAATATGAAGGTGTACCCGACGCAGAGGCCGACGAACCAGAAGTTGTTCACCACGCAGGTAGGCTGGGCCGGGCAGTTGGTCTGCACGAACCGGATTCGGCAGGGTGTCATCGAGGGGTTCCAGACGTAAGAAAGGAGGGGGGAGATGGCAGAAGGCGATCTGGTCCAAGGAGTCGTTGGGGTCCCTGACCTCAAGCGGCTCTTTATCCCCGCCCCTTGGTTTGGTGGAGTCGATGCCAACACTTGGCGTCCGCTGAACACTTCCACGTTCGTCAACGTCTGGGTGCCGTTGCACGACATGTATCCTCGAAGCGGTATGGAGGTACGGGTGCTGTGGTCAACGTCGAACACAACGACCACGAACACCGCGACCTGGAGGGTACGCCGGAAGAGTGTCACGGTGAACTCGGACGCGGTTACGGCGGCTTACGCTGTGCTTGACACCGTAATCGCGGCGGACAGTCCGGTGGCAACCGCCAACGCGCTGTTGCGGACGGAAAGGGGCATGATTGCGCCGGGGCAGTTGGTTGCGGGGCAGAGTGAGTATCACGCGTTTGAGGTGGGACTGACGGCGGTCTCCGGTCTGACTCTCGGGGACACGGACAACGTCCAGTTCTTCGGGTTGGAACTGCGGTATTCGCCGAGTTCCTTGGTTTAGGAAAGGGGGGAAAGAACAATGGCAGTAAAGCAGGTGTATGCAGGGCCTCTTACCGCTTCCGACGCAACTCAGTTGGAGGAGTTGGGTACGCTTCGGGTGGAGGCGGACGGGAAGGTTTACAAGTACGGGCAGGCAGACACGGCGCTGATCATCGGCTACGTCTGCGGCCATTCCTCGACGGCTGGGACTGGCCGGGCGAAGTTTACGCCGGACATCTCGGAGTGCACACCGAACCGTGATCCGGCTGGGATCTCGCTGGCAACCACCTCGGACGAACACTACTTCTACGTCCAGGTGGAAGGGAAGAACACGCATGTCAAGACGGACGGCGGAGTGGCGGCAGGGGAGAAGTTGACCTGGAGTGCGGACATGGTGGCGGACACGTCACTGGCGGCTTCCACGTCGATTTCGTTCGGCGTGTCGATCCTGGCGGACTCGGGAAGCATCGCGACGCGTGTGGTACTTTCTTGCCAGAAGTACTGACAAAAAGTGTCACATGAGTGAGGTTACGAACAAGAACGTGGACGAGAAGCCGGGGGGGGCGCAAGCCCCTCCCGGCGGAGGGGCGGCGTTTCGCGTCTGGCCCCGTTCCGGCTACCTTAAGGCAAAGACTCCGGAGGGGTGCGAAACCATCGTTACCGCCGTGGACGCGCTGATTCACGAACGGAACGCCAAGCGGATCATGGACGTGAACCTGCTGGTTCGCAGGTTCAGCACTTGCGGACTCAAGTACCCGAATGGCCGGTTCGTAGGCATGGACAATGCCGCAAAGGGGATTGCCAGTGAGAACGCCAAGGGTCACGTTCTGGCTGGGGCGAAGGGGATCAAGGAGTTGTTCGGGTCCGGGAAGGGGAAGATCGCGGTGGTCTGCGGGGCCGGGCGATCACTCCTAAAGGACGTTCCGACGCTGGTGAACCGGGACAGGGACAGGGTGAAGGTGTTTGCGATCAACGGGGCGCTACGGGCGTTCCCCCCTGGTTCCGTGGACTACTTCTTCGCCCTCGACTGGAGTGCGGTGGAAAAGTGGTGGAAGGACTACCCGAGGGGGGACGTGGATCTGGTGACCTGCCCGGCGACTCCCCCGGCGATCCAAGGTGGTTGGCGCAACCGCTACTACTTCGGCGGGGCACTCAAGGTGGAAGCCGGGGAGGAGGACAAGGTATGGGGCGAGATGGGACACTTGGAGGTAGGGTTGCACGCTACCTACTCCGTCATGCACTTGTGCTACCAGATGGGTTTCGAGAGGGTGGTATTGACGGGGCACGACTACGCGCTGACGGACATGTGGTACCACTGGGACGCGCGGGCGACTGCGCAGTTCGGGACGGAACAGCGATTCAAGATGGTTGAGGACATTCGCGGAGACGCGACGATGACAGGATTCAAGATGGAGAGGCATGCGAGGCTGATCAACGCCACGATGTTCTTCTGCGAGATGGACGGGATGCCGTGCGTGAACGCCAGCATGGAGGGGATTCTGGCTTCCGAGAGGCAAGCGCCGCTTGGCGAATGCCTTGGGAAGGAGTGTCCCCCGATGCTGGTGGTGCCGGAGGAAATCCCGGTACACAAGGGGCTTGAGGCCGAGGACTTTGCCAGGAAACAGATGGCCGAGGAAAAGGAGGCTGCATAATGGCACTTCGATCTACCTCTGGGGCGGAAGCCGTCACGATCCACAGGGAACAATCGCTTGAGTTGGAACATGAGAAGTTGTCTGTCAACTTCTCCAACTCCATCTCCGCCGCGATCACGCTACCTATTGGCGACGGGCTATTCGGGCTGATGTGGCCAGCCCTGTCAACGAAGGTGACGGTTCGGTTGCATGTGGCCGAGAGTGCGGCGGGGACGTACCGGGTGCTGCGGAAGTCAGACGGTACGGGGGAAGTTGATCCGTACAACGGGACTTCGACTTCGGCGGCTGGGGCGTTCTTCGTCAGCGACATGGCCCCGTTCCGTTTCTGCAAGATCCGATTGGACGGTGCGACCAAACTCAAGTATCGGTGGCGCTGCGTATCCAAGGGCTAAGGGGACGGTATGGGCGCTCTGACCCTGTCGGAGATCCGCACACGGATCTTGTTCCGCGCACACGGGACGGCCAACCTGTTTGACCCCGGCAACTCGGAGGCTACCGGGATCAGCAATTTGAACGGATTGATCGCCAGTTGGAAGGATCAGACGATTGCCGCGCACGATTTCGTGTGGAAGAAGGGGAACGCGACGCTTACCCTTGCCGACAACAAGCCCGAGGTGGACATGCCTCCGGACTTCCAGGCGCCGATTGCGTTCTACCATTCGTCCAACTCGTTGACGCCGCTGTCGCTTGGCGAGTTCCGTCGCAGGTTCGCTTCTTCCGAGGATTCCACCGGCACCACCACCTACTACATTCCCCTGGGTGCCGTGAACGGACGGCACCGATTCAAGTTCTACCCGATCACGGCTGACACGCTGCGTGTGGACTACGTCCGGGCGTTCCCGGACCTGGAGAAGGACACGGACACGCTGGAATTGAAGTGCGGGATTCCGGCGGGCGCGGTGCCGCTGTTCCAGAACGCCTTGATTGAGGGGGTGCTGTCGGACGTATTCGAGTACCAGAACGACGACGCGAAAAGCACGAAGGCGCTTGCGAAGTGGCGCGGGTATGTGGACGCCCTAGCCGAAGAGGAACAGGATCGAGGCGGCGTACAGGAGTTGGCGTCGTTTGGGGACTACAGGTTCCCCAGGCCGAGGCTGCCGAACGCCTACGGGGATTTGGGGCTGCGGTAATGGCGGACTCCAACATCTACGTTCTGGTGACTTCTGTTTCCGGCTTGCCTCTCAAGCCCAAGTGGTTTGACAAGGCAAGCGGGAACGCAAAGAAGGCGCACGACTTGGCGCATTGGAGGCTGAACAAGGCAGGGACGAAGGCGCTGTTGCAAGGGCTGTACACTGACGCGGACGTCACGAAGATCAAGGGGGACGCGGCTTGTACGGTACTTACCCACGCACAGGCGCTTGTGGAGGCGGCGCTGTGGGACAAGGAGGCGTAGGGGTCTGTCCTGCTTGACCGGCTTGTCT